CTTCTCGATAGATATTTTCTATATAATCATCATTAATATATTCAGTTATATCTAAAACAGGTAAATTTAATTTTTCACCTAAATAATATACTAATGTATGCTTTCCAGATCCTTTTTTACCTTCAAAAATAATTGAATGAGGTAAAGTATCAAAATTATAGGAGTCAATTTTACTTAATAATTTAGTTTGTCCAACTATTGTTGCCATACTTGTTTTATTCCTTCTAATAATTTTATAAACATAACCTCAACTGTAACTAATACATTGTCATCATATCTTATCATATTTTTTGTTTCTAATAATACTGTTACAATAAAATTAAATACTTTAATATTATTTTCAAAATTAACACAATAACTTACTTGACTTTCCAATGATTTAGGGAGTCTAGTTACCGTCATATCTCTAAATTGAGCATACTGAATTAAATCTAATACAAAAGATAAATATTGATTAACAAAATTTTTAATATCCTTACCTTCGAGATCAATCTTTGAAATTAAAGATAAAACTTTGCTTTCATCAACATCAACAAGAGCATTAGTTATACTAAGAAAATCTTCATATGAGTATGTTCCTAAAGCTTGTAAGGTATTTTCTATAGTTAAAGAATTAGAGTAATCACTTATTTTTTCTAGGTTAGCGATAGCATCCCTAACACCTCCATTAGAAATTTTAGCTAAGTAATCACAAGTTTCTTCATAATCTGTAAAATGCTCTTCTTTACATATATACATGAGTCTTTCTTTAATTTCATCTGTCTTTACTTTACTTAAATTAAATCTCATGACCCTATTTAAGATAGTAGCAGGTATTTTTTCAGGATTAGTTGTGCAAAACATAAATATAGTAAATTCTGGTGGTTCTTCTAAAGTCTTTAAAAATGCTTGCCAACCTTGTGATGTTATTGAATGACATTCATCTATAATAAATATTTTATATTTAGAATCAATTGCTCTTGTTTGAGCTTCAGAAATAATATTTCTTATATTATCTACTCCATTATTTGAAGCAGCGTCAATTTCTATACATGATCCTTGATTACTATTTATTCTGTTAGCTAGAGCTCTAGCAGTTGTAGTTTTTCCAGTTCCGCTTGGTCCACAAAATAAATAACAATTTTTTGTTTGATTTAATTCTAGTTGTCTTTCTAAAATTTTAATAATAGAAGTTTGTCCACATATCTCTTCAAAAGTTTGTGGTCTATATTTTGTAGCTAATGCTCTGCTCATAATTTATTAATCTCCTTATCTTCAATATTATAAATTATATTAAAAACTTAATCAACTTCTTTTTTGAATTTTTCCATAATTATATCATGATTTTCTTTTCCTAGCCAATATTCATGAACAGCATTTGTTCTATTTGATTTAGTCCAAAGGCTATAATAAGGACATAATTTTTTGGCTTGATCTGGTTGATTTGGAAATGTTTTTGAATATACACACCAATGACATAAAGGTGTTGGTTTTGGTTCGAAATCTGAAATTTTTATATCCTCAAGTAATTTGTCTAATTTTTTAACTCCTAAGTCATAATATTTGTCATCTACATCTTGAATACAATCACATAAAGGTAAATCATAAGAACATTTTAACTTTATCGTATCTCCAAGAATATTTTTTAAAGCCATACTATATATAACATGTTGTAATGGTGTTTTTAAATCTTTAGGTTCTAATTTTTTACTATAAGTTTTAATATCTTCTACTATATAAGTATCAGTCAAACTATCATATAAAACTCTATCTATAAATCCTACAAAATTTATATTGTTATAAATTAGATTGAATTCTTTTTCTGTAAAAACAACATTTAAATTTTTATTAGCTTTAATTCTATTTTCAAGTCTATAAATTCCATATTTAATATAAAATAAAGATTTTCCTTCGTAGTTTCTACCTGATTTATCTACTTCATAAAAATCATACGGATATCTTAATTTTAACTTATTTATTTCTTCTTTAAAATAATTTATAAGATCATTATAATTTATAGTTTCTTTTTTAATTAAAGCTTGTCCTATATTTTCTTCTATACTATGGATTAAAGTTCCGAAATCTGTAGCTATACTTGGGATAGATACATAATGATTATCCATATACATAAGTTTAAACTTATATGGACAATTCTCAAAAGTATTTAATTTGGAATACGAGTATTTTTCTGTTAACATAATATCTTAATAATTTCAACTTTATCTATAGGTAAATATCCTTGCCAAAAATTTGATAGATCTGCATTTAGATTTAAGTCAAATTCAATTCCAGTAATATAGATCATTTTACCTACAATTTTGGTTACTTCAGCTTTATAAAAAATATTTTTTGGAACCTTTCCATTGTTCCAATTTGATTCGAGAATAGGATTTTCACCAAATTTTAATAATGATTGATCTAATTTAATTATATAAGTTTTATTTATCTCAAATCTAATCTTTTCTTTCTGTTTAGGAATGTGATAAGTGCATGTAGCTTCATCAAAATTAGATAAATCAGCGTATACTACCTTATCTAATTGATCTTGAATTATTTTTCTCATATCATTTCTTTTCTAAAACATAAGTAGCTAATAAATCAGCTGTGTGAAGTAATACGGCTAAAGGATATTTAGCAAATATAACACTAATATCTAATTGAGTGCTATCGTAACCCATTCCCCCCATATGATGTAATATAGCTATTTCTTCTTCTAAAGTTAGTGGAATTAAATTTCTTAACATATATGCTGAAGTTTGTTCATGATTTCCATATATAAATCTATCATCAGCAGATTTTGTTCTATATTCTTCAACTTGTTCCCATTTTCCAGTTTCTTCATTTTTTACATTTCTTAAATATTTTTCGTAAAAATTAGCTTTTGATATATCATGGAATAATGCAATAATTTTAATTGAATCTTCGTCATAGTCTGATACAAGTAATTCTTTTTCTTCTTCTGTATCAACATCTTTTATAATTTCTACATGAGTTAAGAAAGATTGAGCTAAAGATGAAAGACTATAATAAGTATTTAAACTATGTGCACAAAGACCTCCTTCATAGTTAGAATGATATTTTATAGATGCTGGTGCAGTAAAAAAATCAGACTTCTCTTCTAACCATTTAATTAATCGTTCTTTATTAAAATCTTGTCGTTCTATACTATTAATTAATTGAATAAAAGTTTCTTTATTTTTTTCTATATATGATTCCATAAATAATCTCCTTTTACTTTATAATTCTAACATGATGAGCTTTACCATGATCTACTGAGACATAACCAGTTGAGGTGTTATTACTACAACCACCAACACTTATTCCAGAACCACCGTTTGCCCATAAAGCATAAATATCACTAATACAAAAAACTAAACCAATTACTGTTAAACAACAACAAATTCTGAAGAATAAAGCAATTATTAATTCAAAAGGTTCATCGTAATTGTCAATAATTTGCATTATTATTCCTAATACTACACCTAAAGGATAAATAATATATATAACTGTTAATACTATCTTAGCCCAAAGTTTCATATTATTTTACCGTTAATGATTTTGTTACTGAAGTATTATAGTAACTTCCTAACGATTCTTTTAAACTTAAAGATTTTTTAAGCTCTTTATTCATTAAAGGAGCATTTACTTTTTTAGTTATAAATTGATTTAAATTATTTTCTTCAAGATATTTAATCATTGAAATTTCATCAATATATTTTACATTTTGTTTTTCAACAACTTTAGCTGTGATATTATCTTCAGATGTATAATCAGATACTCCAAGTTCTTCCATCTCTACTAAAATATCTTCTCTTAAAGTATCTAATTGTTCTTTTAATAAATTAAGTTGTTCTTGTAATTCTGCATATTTTTTAAGATTTTCATTTAACATAATTTTATCCTCCTTATCTTATGTTCATTATTATTATAATAACATAAATATAGAAGATCAACCATTATTTTTGTTATTTATAAGATCTTTAAAAGTATTTTCTTCAATTATAACATAATTTTTGGAACTAGGACCAAAACTAAATATAAGAGCTACATTATCTTTACCCATCATAACACTTTCTTTAATAGTTTTCTCGATCCAATCTTTTTTAATACTTATAGAATCCGAATCAGTTGTTTTTGTTTTACATTCAATTAACCAATTATCTAATTGAACATCACCTTTTTCTAATAAAGTAGCTCCACTGTTTTTATTTACTTTACCATTAAGATTTTTTGCTACACTTTTTTCTTGTTTAGATGAGTAAAAGCGGGTAGCTTTTTTCTCTCCCGCTTTATTCCTTTGAGCTGTTTGGATCACTGACATTTTGTTGTCCTTCTACTAAAGCTTCTTGTTCTTTAATTTCAGCTTGTTCTCTAGCATCTAAGATATCACCATAACTGTTATCTGAAGCTGTAATAAATTTATTTAACATTTTAATATATTTGTTTTGGAAATCAATATGAGTTAAAATATATTCTTCTAATTCTTTTCTTTTTCCTACCAATTCATTTCCATTTTCATCTTTATAAATTTCACCAGTCTCAAGATCTACTAGTTGATATGTAACATTATTAACTCTTCTTATAAAATCAAATTTATAAGCAATTTCTAACATATCTTCTAACCATTTAAAGCCTTTGTCATAACTATATGATAAGAAGCCTCCACCTCTTGCTACTGGACCACATTTATTTTTAGTAATAGCAAATTTTAATCTAAATCCATCAGCACCTTCACCATCAGAACAATCTACTTTATCACCTTTAATAAATGTTCTAGATCCAAATCTAACTTTAATAGATGAATAATAAGCAGGACCTTGTCCACCTGGTTCTGAATAAATAGGTGCACCTGTAAATGTTGTTCCAGAGATTCTAACTTGATTAATCAATATTAAGATATTTCCTTTTTGATTAACTAAATTAGACATTGCAATTAAGAATCTATGAAGAGGTTTTGCAATTGTTCCTCTCATACCAGGATCCTTTTCAATATCATTTTCTAAAGCTTGAGCTGGAAGCAAAGCTGGAATAGAATCTAATACGATCATTCCTACATCATCAGCTTTTTGAAATTCTAAAATACTATCTAAAACTTGTTCTCCAGTTAAAGTTTTAGGATTAAAATAAATTAATTTATCTAATTGTAAACCATTCATTTTAGCTTGGAATTGTAAATCTAAACTATGTTCTACATCAACATAAACACATGTTTTATCTGGATTAGCTCTTTGATAAGCTGCCATAGCTAAACAAGCAGCTGTTGTTTTACCTGAATGGAAAAGACCAGCAAAAGTTGCAATTCTTCCATAAACTAAACCACCATAAAGAGGATAATCTAATCCAAAAGCATTTGTAGGTAATCTTTCATAGTTTGGTTTAATATCTGCTTTAATTGCTAAAGTGCTGTCTTGAAATTCTTTATTTAATCTTTTTACTGTTTCTAAAATACTTGCCATTATATTAACCCTCCATACCTTCTGTTATTGTAGATGATAATTTTGCTTCTGATAATCTTGACATTAAAACTGTTTTTAATGTATCAATCATTCTTCTTATTTCTTCCATCTTTACTTTAAATAAACTTGCTACTAAATCATAGACAGCTTCTGAAACAACTTCATTACTTATTTGAATAGTAGCATTACTATCTTTAGATGCTACAGATCCGTCTAAAGAATTAAAAGCTTTGGCGTAAGCTTCTTTTCTAAGCATTTCAGCGCATTGAGACTTAATGGCGGCTTTTTCCTTAACATCACCAAATGAATATGCTTTAATAGATAATCTTAACATAAGACTTCTTAAATCATCGTTAGTTAAATTTTCTATATTATCTGAAGTATATGAAATAATAGAAGTAATATCTGAAGTATATTCAGTTATAAGTTCGTTTGCTATCTCAGCTATTTCAGTATAAGTTAATTCAACATTATCTAAAGCTTTCTGTAAACTTTCTTTCATAATATTTTACCTCTTATATAATACCATTATTTATGAACAGTTTCTAAAACAGATAAATCTGATTCCATAAATACTTTTTTCTTTACAGATGGAATAGAAACTATATAGTAATTTTTATCATCTAACATATTTATATGGACACTTTTTTTATTTTCATTTTTTATTTGTGTAATAGTGTTTAAAGGCACCCAAGCCACTTTATCTAGATCTATCCACCAAACTAAAAAACCAATAAATAAATTTTTAACATCTTTGTATGGTAGCATTTTTTCATATTGATGTAAATTAGCTAAAGGTAATGTATTTCCATGAATAGATTTACATTCAATAAAATAACAATTTGGCGATTTGAATCCTATAAAATCACATATATTACTACTAGTGTGAGCATAGCCAGATTGTTGATCAGGTAGTCTTAAAATAAAAGAATCTGGCATTGTTTTATACCAGCACTCTTTTATTTTTTCTTCAAATTTTTTACCTAAATTTATTGCCATACCTAGACTGTTTTACATTCTGGAATTACATTAGCAATTGCTTTTCTTTTTAATACAGCTGCTTGATGATTTCCAAAACTTAACGTAATATATTCATCTGAAATTGTATCTAGAATTAATTTTAAATCAGTTAAATCTAATGTCATAGAATATTCTGATGTTACTTTAGTATTATTTTTAAATTTCAATACTTCTTTATTTTCTTTATTTGAATCATAAATAGTTACCTCATCATTATTACATTCGAATAAACTATAAGGTTTTAAATTTTTTGATGCTCCATAACCAGCACTAAATAATAATAATCTATTAATAGCTTGAGATAATTCTTCTTTATTTAAAACAATATTATGATCATAAGCATTTTCAGCTCTTCCTCTAATAGCTGCTACTGGAACAGAGTTAAGTAATTCATCACTACATCCTGTAATAGCTGTTAATTTAATTTTATCAGTATTAAATGAAACTTTAGTTTGTGTTAATTCTTCACTAATAGCATCATAACCTAAGGTAAAATCAACCATATCATTTTTAAATAATTTAAATAATTTTACTAATCTATTGTTAAATAAAACTTTAATAGGTTTTTCTAAAGTAAAACTATTAACACAAGCACCTGTTGTGAATGTTAAACATCCTTTTTCGTCTAAATAGAACATTTTTTGAACAGGTCTACTAATAGTTCCTCTTAATAATTCTTTGCTATTATAATTTAAAATACTTTCCAAAATTTCACCACTTATTTTCATTTGGACAGTTGGATTATTGATTTTAATTTCAGGTAATTCCATTAATTTACCATTTTCAAAAATCAATGGAATTTTGTATGTTCCATTAGCTTTAACTAATACATAAGTATCTTTAACTTCTAATTCAACAGTCTCTGTTGTTAAAGCTGCGATAAGTTTTAAAAATAAATTTGCATTTACCGCTGCTTTTAATTCTTCTTCGTGATCTAAATCAAAAGTAACTGATGCAAAATATTCACCATTTGTAACATTTAAATATAATTTTTTATTTAATGTTTTTAATTCTAAAGTTTCAGTTAAAGTTGATAATTCATTATTATCAATAGCTGATAAAATTGTTGAGCAAACATTTTTAAATTCTTGAGTTTTAATAATCATATATATTCTCCATTTGTTATATTATACCATTTATTACCATAAATCTTCTTTAAATTCTTGGGTTCCAACATATTTAAAGGATTGTTTCCATTCATTAAGTGCATAAAGATTAAAAGCAATTCTTAATGATCCATTATCATCTTTCATTAAAGCATCTAAAGTAATACCATGTCCTATTTTTTCACATAATTTTTTTACACTATCTTTAACTGCCTGAGGCTGATTTTTAATATGATCTGAAGCTAATTCATTTCTATTACTAACATAAGTAGTCTTGATTTTACCATTTACAACAATCATGATATTTCCAAACGATGCAGATCTTATCCAAGAAGTTGAATCAGAGCTACAAGATGGATATTGTTCCATCATAGCTATTGTAGTCATTCCAAAATTATGCGTTGCTGGAATATCTCGATTCAATTTAGAACATTCTTCATAAATAAATTTCCAAACTTTTTCATACCATTTTGTTTTTTCACCTACATGAACATCATTTCTTGGAGAAATTCCAATATAAGGAATAAAATCACCATCTTCAAATCTATATTCAAGCATTCTTTTTAAATGCTTAAAATCTTCTCCTTGGTGAAAAATTGGAACAACTTTCTTTGGCCATTTAACTCTTTTTATCATGTATAAATAGTTTTCCCATGATTTTTCTGGAGCTGCTAGTCTTTCTTCTTCTGTTGGATCAACACCAAAACTTCCAGGAATAACATCAGCTTCAGCAACCCAAAAAGCTGTTTCAATAACTTTATTAGAATTTAAAAAATTAATATATTCATCTACATCAAATTTTTTATTTCTTGACCAAGCTGAATAAGCTCCACTATCAACAACTAAATCATAATTATATTTAGGATTATTATTAAGATATTCAACAGATTCTAATAAAGCTTTACCTTCTAGATTCCAAGCATACAATTGTGGATAATGTAATTCTTTCTTTATATCAGTACAATCTTTTTTTGTTCCATCTGGAAATTCTACATTTTTAGCACCCTCACCCGCAGCTATTAATCTGTAAGGTGTTAAACTAATATTTTTAAATGGATTAGACCAGTTTTGTTCTTCTTTCTTTAATTCTTCTAACATAAGTAAATCTCCTTATCTATATTATATAAACAACTATATCATATATCAACTACCAAAGGTCTTCTTTTGACTTTTTCTTGTCTAAATTTTTAACAATATACCATCCAAGATCTCTTTTTCCTTCACGATGTTCATAAAAATCTGGACCTCTTCCTTCATTAGCATCTATTTGAATACCAATATGTTGCCAAAAACGTTCAGCAGCTGTTCCTTTAACACACTTAGCAAAAATATCTCTATCATAAGTTGTCATCAAATAGTCTAAAATTTTTCTACTAATTCCTTGACCTCTAGCTTTTTCATCAACATATATATCGCTAATAACCACTACATCTTTATTTTTTGGAACATTAAAACAACAAAAATCATACTTATTTGTAAATGTTAAAACTTTATGCGCTCTGAAGTCCGGCTTTAAAAAAGAAGGATTTAAAGGACCTAATAATGTGTTTTTTCCAAATTTTTTATTTTCAGCAGACCAAAGCTCTGATATCCAAAAATAATCACAATTTTTATTATAAGGACATTCAGAACATTTTCTTCTAGCTTCTTCACAATCCTTTCGACTAACAGGTATTTTACATATTTTAGCTTGCATACATACCTCCATAATTACTTATATTATACAATAAAAACACTTGATTTCTCAAGTGTTTTTGCAGATTTCAAATTTCAATTAATTCTCAGGAAAAACAAAATTACCACTTGATGCTAATGTCATTTCTCCATTATCTATAACAATATCTTCACCTGTCATTGATTTATTTACAACAGTTATAAAATAAACCCATGCAGCTATTTCATCTGGTGTAGCCCATTTTTTCATAGGAGTTACTTTCATTATTTCATTCCATAACTTTTCATCTTCCATTACTGGTTTGTTTAAATCTGTTGAAACTCCTCCACAACTTAAACTATTAACTGTAACTCCTCTTGATGCTAATTTAGCTGCAATATGTTTCATATATGGAAGCATACCACCTTTGCTACACACATAAAATGGAAACTCTGCTCCATTATGAGCTGAAACAGATGCATTAAATAAAATTGATTTTATAGACTTTTGAAAACCATATTTTTCTGTTGTGTATATAGCTGAATATAAATTATTTTTTATATCATCAATTGTATTTTGAGAACCAGCGTTAACAAATAATATATCTACATCATCTATATCTGGTAAGTTATCTTTAATGCTAACATCACATATATAATGTTTATAGTTCTTATGAGTTATTGAACTTTTTTCAATATCTAATCCAACAACATCATATCCTGCTTCTAAAAATAATTTAGCTGTTGCTAATCCAATACCATTACTTGATCCAGTTATTAAAATCTTCATATTGCGTAGTTAGTTCCTTTCTCAATTTATCGGCTATTATTTGATAACCTTTATCATTTGGATGTATCATATCTACATCTAGATAATTTCTATATACATCAACATTGTCAATCAAAGTCAATATATTTAATTTTTTCCTTGTAATAAATTTTACAAGAGAATAATAGTTATTCATATAAAACTTTATAAAATCTTCTTTATCACCAACAATTTCTTCATCAAGATATTCTTTCAAATAATCATATTGAGATTTAGCGATCTCTGATAAAACTTTTGATTCTAATGTTGGCAATAGATATACTATTTTTATATTTTTATTTATTTGATAAATATTATCTATGCATTTATTTAATGTTATACAGATATAATTATTTGTTGTGTAACCTATAGTAGCTGATGCTATATCATTTATTCCATATTCAATAAATAAATAATCGCTTTTAGCTATAATATCTTTATATTTGAATGTTGATGAGAGCAGATCAGTATTACCTACTGGGTAAAGTGAGTAGTCACCTATTGTTGAACCACTCACTCCTTTATTTTCAAAAAATTGTAACCTTAATTTTTCTACAAACCCTTTGTAGTTATTATTCTCTGCTGATGTTAATGAATCACCTAAGAATAATACTTTCATAAATATTAAGCAGCAATATCTGTGATACAATCAACATTAGTATTTACTTCTTGAGCTTCTGGAACTAAAGCTATATATTCAGCTCCAACTCCTTCTTTTCTCCACTTTTCAGCTACTTTGAAACCGATAGGTGAGAAAATAACTTCAAGTAATAATTCTAATACTGCCCCTGTTAATCCACAAACAATAACAGCTAATACAGTTACTGGTTGTAATGACCATGCTGTTTGCATTTCTGGAATTCTTGATGCGATAAATGTAAATAAGAATGCAAATACAATATTATCAACGAATTGTCCAGCAAAAGTAGATACATATGCAGCAGTAGCATAAGCTTTAAATGATGTTCTCTTCTTGAAAGCAGTCAAAATTTTATTAGAAATAAGTGAATTAAAGACAATAGAGACAATAAATGCTGTTGCTGAAGCTCCTAATGTCCAAAGAGTTACCATACCATTAGTTAAACTAAATTCCCAGCTAAATAATCCTAATGAGTAGTTAGCTCCAAATAATCCTTTTTCAATAGCTGAACCAGTAGCTAATAATGCCATGACCATTAAAGCGATTAATAAGGCAGCAATACTGATCTTAATTGAACCTTTAGCACCATATCTTTTGACTAACATATCACCAAATAAGAATGCCAACCAGCTTACGATAATACCGCAGTCTCCAGCAATCCATGATTCATTAAATAATGGAACTGTAGCTAATAAATTCATCAATATGAATGATAGCACAACCATTGTGAATGGAATTGCAGGTAGTCCTTTAAACAAGACTTTTGTTTCATGGATCTCATCTTTGATCCATTGTTTGAAAGATCTTTTTTCTTTCTTTTCTTTTTCTTTCATTAATTTTTTTTCTCCTTAGTTTTATTTTTAACATCAGGTAGGTTACGAACTGATGTTTTAGACAATAATATACGTTAGCTAATAAATAAAAAGCCGAACATTTAGTTCGGCTATATAAATTAAATTTTCTCTTGCTTTTGGTTTTTAAGAGGATTTAAGCGCCGAACTCTTTTACGAAAATATTATACAATTATTTTCATTTAATTATAGCGAAGAATTTTTTAGCTGATACTTTTTGCTTTAATTCTTCAGATAATACTCCTACATTATCGTAATCATCTATCTGATTAAGAATATTATAAGGCCATTTTGTTTTATCGATAGGTTTTGTTATTTCAAAAGGATTAAATACTTTTAACCCTAATTTTGTTAATTCTTCATATCCTAATAAACATAATTTTTTATCATCAGGAAAAGCTTCAAATTTAGCTGGATCATTTTTTCTAATCATTCCTTTTACTTCTAAATATAAATTATAATCAGGTAAATAAATATCAGGATTATAATTATGTTTTTTACCATCTGATTTTATATAAGGAAATTTTTCTTTACATTTAGTCCAGTTTATCTTATGTTCATCAAGCCATATCATAAACTTATGTTCATAACTAGATTGATAATGAACTTTTCCAGCTATAGGACTTTCATACCAACCCTGTGGTGTAAAACTCATTAGAATAACTCCTCCTTTTGTATTTCATTAACATTATACTCTTCAATTTGGATTCCATTATCTCTTAACCATTTAGCTAAAACGTGTCTATGACAAAATTTATCATTAGCTTCATAACATAGTAACATACTATTATCAGGTAAAGATTTTATTTCAGGAATAATCTTTTCTTTATTTTTGTTCAAATAATTAATATATAAATTAGTATATTGTAACTCATCTATTATACCATGCTTATAATTATCAACCCAAGTATAATCAGGAGAAACACATTCTAGATGTCTCCCATTGAAAAATTTAGGTTTTGAAGCAGTAACAGAAAATAATAATTTTGGGTTTATATTTTTTACTTTACTAAAATAACTTGTGTATAACATTAATACAAATACCTTTCATCTTATGTAAGATTAAAATAATTCTGTTTTATAAATTAAATCAGGACTCCATTCTTCTAACTCGTAATTATATTTTTTAAACCAATTTCTTATAACTACTCTTTCAGCGCATGGAACTGATGGTTGTTCATAAACCAATAATATTATAATAGGATTATCTTTAAATTTCAACTTATTTCTATAAGTTTCTCCAATGTTTTCAAAATAAGTTATTACTTTATTAAAATCTAACTTTTCTAATTGTTCTGCATAAGTTCTCATAAAGAAACAATTAGGTGCTTTTGTTAAATAAGGACAGTTTTTCTGACACATTTCTGAAGAATTTTTAAATTTTTCATTATTTTCTGCATTTACAAGAAATGGTTCAGCTAATAACCCATTTAAAACTTTTCTCTTATCTAAAAAAATATAATCTCTTCCTTTACCATCATGAAACCATTCAGGTTCACCTGCTGCCGTTGACATTGGAAGCATATTAGGTTCTAAATTTCTTACTTGATAAAATGGTGCGATATAAATTTTAATCATAGTTATTTATAGCTGTTAAAGATGCTACTGTAGTTATATCTTCTGGCTTTTGAGGAAGATACTTTCCAATAATTTCATATATTTGACTTCTTGTAGATTCTGTTCTAGAAGAGCATTCTTCATTAAAAGCTTCTAAAGGAGATAATCCTTTATCAATAAGCTTCTTAAACTCATCTTCTACAATAGAAAAATATTCATCACAATACCAACAGTTTACATTATAAGTATCAGCTGACATTGGAACATTATATACATATTTTTTAGCTGATGTTAACATATCTTCAACTAATAATTTCTCAGCTTTTTTAGAATTTTCGATTGGAACTTCCATTAAGATTTCATCATGAACAGTGTTGATAAGAAACGCTCCTAAATCTTTTAATCTCTTATCTTTTGCAATTGTAATTAAAGCTAATTTAGTTAAAGTAGCTGCACCACCTTGAATTCTACTATTTACAGCTTGTCTTTCAGCTTGAGCAATAAATCCAGTGTTATCATGAATTTCAATTCCTTCAGATAAGGCTTGATTCTGAATATTTTCATATTCTTTTCTAGATCTAATTTTAGATAATTTATCTTTGTAATAACTTAATCTTTTGTTTTCAACTATTCTATCAGAACATATAAGGAAAGGATTAAAGTTGCTATCTTTATTACTATTTATATCTTTTAAAACATATTTATCTAACTGTGCATCAGGAAGTCTACGTCTTCTTCCTGCTACATCTTCAACATAACCTTTTATTCTAGCATCATTAATACTAGCATTTATCCATTTATGAACTGCTGGAAAAGCTTTAAAAAATTTATCAATAATTTCTTGAGCTTCATCCTTAGACTTTCCAATTTGCTCACCAACAGAAGCTGCGCCTCTTCCATATTCAATTCCGAGCAAAATACTTTTGGCCATATCACGATATTTTTTTCCTTCAGGATTTTTTGTATCTTTTTTTCCTGCTATAATTTTTTTGCCCTTCTATAGTTAAAACAGTTCCTTCTGGATAGAATTCCAAACAATCTTCATATTTTCTATCAAAGGACATTGATGCAATAACAGAATACAAATCTTTACCTTCATTATAAGCTTTAATCATGGCTGGATCTTGACTCATAAAAGCAGTTAAACGTGGCTCTTGTGCACTGAAATCTGCTCCGATTATTCTATTTCCTTCTGCACTTTTAAACAACATACGAATAGTTTTTTCATGTGAAGGAATGTTTTGGAAATTAATAGGATCACTTGAACTTAATCTTCCAGTTGCAGCACCATATTGATTAAAGTGTGTTCTAACTCTACCATCTGGCCATTGTTTTGCTAACTCTGGAATAGTATCAATATAAGTTGTTAAAAGCTTAACAAGTTCTCTTCTTTCTAACAATAACTTAAAAATAGTTAATGGCATTTTCTTAGCTAATTCATTAAGCTCATCTTCACCTGTAGCTCTAGGTTTTTTCTTATTAATTATAGGACATTTTAATACATCATAAAATAGTATAGCTAATTGAGTAGGAGAACCTAAGTTAATAGGATCTTCGAGTTGTTCATTTTTAGATTTAGCTTCACCTACACCATTTTTCTTTAATGGTTTAATATTAGCATCGGCTGAAAGTCTCCAACTATCTATTTTTGGTTTTAATGTTAAAAGTTCAGCATTTATCTTTGAATCTACTATATCTAATTTATTATGATATTTTTTTGATAATAATTCAGCATACTCTTGATCTACAGACATACCTGATAATTCCATATCACCAATTACTTTAACAAGTGGCATTTCTATATCATAGGCTAAAGATAATAATTTTGATAATGATGGATCCTTAAATCTTTCCATTTGCCATTCATACAATCTATCAGTCATTAAAGCATCAGTTGCTGAATATAAAGCAAATAAATCTGGATCTACTACTTCATATGGAAGATTTTCGAAAAGATGCTCAATATCATATTTTTGTTGTTCTGGATCAATCTTATCAATATATTGTTGTTTTAACCCAGCTGAACGTTCATTTTCATCTAATAATTTTGCACCAATCATTGTATCCCAGTCAATAGGTAATTCTACATTACAGGTGCATTTAATAACTTCATAATCAAATTTACCGTTATGAAAAATAAATTTAGTATTATTCTTATTTTCAATAAGATACCTAAACTCTTCTGTTAAATCATTTTCGGTTAATTGATTACTTAATCTTTCACCAGTATCTTTATTTATATGATTTATAGGAACATAAACTTGCTTCTCACCTTTAACATATAAACAAAGACCCATTAACTTACAGGTTATAGGGTCTAAGCTATTATTAGTTTCAGTATCTATTGCTATTCTTCCAAAAGATAAAGCTTTAGATAAATAATTATGAAGTTCTTCTTTACTATAAATTACTTTAACATTATTAATTTGTTTTTCTAATATTGTGTTTACATTAGCTTTTACAAGTTCTAATTTTTCATTTAAAGAAAGTTTTTTACTTCGTATTATTTTTTCTGGTGATTCTTTTACTTGTTTAGGTTCTTTTATTTTGTTAATTATTTTTTTAGTCTTTTCTTTTTCTTCGATTTTAAATTCATCACCCCAAAGACTATCAGCAAACATAAAGGAAACCTCCATTAAAATTAAATTTTAAAGTTAATAAGTATATCTTCTTGGTTTAAATTCTGGATGTTGTTCAGATGTAGATGCTTCTTGTTGATAAGATCTTACTGGAGCTGCTGAAGTAACGACTCTTGGTTGAACGGGTTGTTGATATACTGCTTGATTTACAGGTGTCTTTTCTTCTACAAGTTTTGATTGTTCCTTTTTAGTATATTCTTGAGGTAATGGAAATTCTCCAGTTCTTAAATATTCAGCCATTTCTTCTGCGGTCTTATTTAAAATAACTCCTCTATTTAAAGAATAGTTATCAAAAGATGAGAAATCTTGAACATAAACTTCTGGTTTATAAATATTTGGATTAGCTGGTAATAATACGTAAGTTGTAGATGGATCACCTTTCTTACCATGTCTAACAACTTTAAATAAATAATCTCTTAAATCACCATAATCCATAGCATAAGATTTTAAAGTTTCTCTAAATCTTGCTGGTTGATCCCAAATACAAGCTTGTGCTTCAACTTTACCATCAACAATCTCATATTTAACTAATGGAACGTAAATTCTATAAGCTACTTTTTCTCCAGCAGCACATAATGGACATTTATCTAAAGGTTCATTAGGTGTTCTTAAACATTCTACATTTCTTCTTTTTCCATTAATATTTACTGAATGTCTACTGTGAACAGTTAAATCATTAATATCAGCAATATTAAATCTAACAATTGCTTCTGAACCATCATCTGTCAAAGCGAAGTAAGTTACAGATGAAAAATTTTGTCCTTGACTGTTGGTTGACATTTGTCTTGTTTCTGTGCTTTTTGAGAAATCTTCATAACTCATTTGTGCCATAATTTGTTTTCCTCCTTATTTTATCTCTTATATTATACAATTATGTTTTAAATAAATCAACTTTAATTTTTATCTTCCAGTAGATCCAAATCCACCAGTTCTTTCTCCTTCTGCTAAATCATCTGCTGTAAGATCAAATTTAACAAAAATACCTTGGAGTAATTTATCATTTCTATAAACAACAAAATCTTTATCACCAAAATTATGTAATCTAGCTCTTATTTCACCTTCATTTTGAGCATTATTATAATAATCTTGATCAATTACCCCTACAGTATTTGTAATTGTTATATGATTACCATTCTTAAAACCTAAGCTACTTCTTGGAACTATCATTAAGAATTCTCCAGAGTTAATTTGAACTTTAACTTCTAATGAAATTTCAACTGATTCTCCAGGTTTTACAAGAAACATTTTTGGTGAATGAAAATCATAACCCGCACTATTTTTAGTTGATCTTGTTGGAAGATCAAAGTCCTTATCACTCCAACTTACATATTCAAATTTATTCATAATTTTAACCAACTCTCCTTATCTATAATATTCAATTTTTCAAATTCTTCTTTTGTTAAGTCATTAACATCTTTTCCTTGAGGAATTTGAATAATATCTATAAAACAACTATCTTTTATATTTTTAATAAAATTAGATATACCTTTTTTTCCTGCATCATCACCATCAAAACATAAGTGATAAAACATTATTGAAGTTTTATTTAATAATTCATATTGATATTTAGATCCTGTTCCAAATAAAGCTATAGCATTATAACCCCAGGTTTCTAATGTTAAGGCATTTATCTGACTTTCAACTACATATACTTCATTATAATTATTCTTTAATACATTATCTAGAAGATATACAGGTTTTTCTACAGCAGCATCTATTATAAATTGTTTTGTGTTAACACTTCTTCGAGTTAAAAATTGAATATTACCTTTTTCATCATTTACTGGAAACACAATACATTCTGTTTTAGGATCATATTTTACATTAAATTTTTCACATACTTCTTTGCTTAAATGTCTTTTAGCCAAATATGGATGCCAGCTTTGAAAATCGTCTAAATTTATATTATTATCTTTTTTATAATTTACTTTGTTGTTTATAATGATAGGTTCATCAATAATTAAACTTGTATCTTCTGATAATATATATTCGGTAAAATACTTTTTAAGCCAAGATTTACCATATGTTTGAGGAGCATCAAGACATTCTGCCACAAAATAATCTAAAGAACCTTTTTTACCACATGTAAAGCAGTGGAAGGTTCCAAAAATAGTATCACTACTATCTCCAACATAAATTCCACAACTTGGAGTTTCCTCTTTTCCATCTTTATGAAATGGACAAGTAATTTGAACTTGATCACCTTTATATTTTATATTTTTTAACTTACCATTATCAAGTTGTGATTTAAGTAAATCTAAAATACTTTTTATATCTTTTTTAATGACATGATTATCTAATATTAAATTATTCATTAATTGAAAACCTCATCTTCAGATGAATATCTGGTTTCATAATTTACCGTGTTTTCTGATACTGAATCATTTTCTTGTGGAATATAAATAAATGTTCCTGTATTAAAATCTACTTTATATACAAGTTTTTTTCCATTCACACTATCTCTAGATTTTACTAAATCAATAGATAACAAAGAATTATCTTTCTTGTCTCTTTCAAAAAATAATATAATAGTACTATCTTGAGCAATTCTATCAGATTGAGCGATATGCTCACTTCCAATACCATTCTCAGTTGATGTTCTATTTTGTTGTGAAACACTAATTATTGGAATTCTTTTTAAAACTTGAAGATTTTTTAAATCTTTTGAAATATTAGAAGCTCTTTCAACAGGATTCTTAGCATGTCTATCATCTTCTAATAATGAATGTTGGTCAACAAATAAAATATCTAATTTATCTTTTTCTATAAAAGCTCTCAAAGCCATTACTCCTGCAGGACCATTAATCATTTTAGGTGTTAAAACTTTAATGCTTCCTTTAAATCTGTTTGGTAAATTATCTATGTAATTTTTATATTCAGCTTGAATAGCTGAACTACCATGAATAAGAGCTCCATTAGAAATATGTTCAATTAAAGTATCAATTCTATAACCTACTTTTCTTTCAGACATTTCACCAGAATAAATACCTACCACTAAACCTTGTTTAGCAGCTTCAACAGCAAACTTAAGTAATAACCAAGATTTACCTTGATTAGTTCTAGCAGCTATAGTAGCTAATTCTTCTTCTCTATCCCAACCACCTATTATATTATCTAATTCAGCAAAACCTGTTCTAACATAATATTTATCAAAACTATTTAATCTATCTACATAAGCATCATATCTGCTAGTATCTCTTAATATATCAACACTTGTTAATGCAACACCAGTAGATAATTTTTCATAAGCTTTTTGATAAATATCAACAGCTGATGCAGTGTTATTAGCTAATAACTCTTTTCTTACTTCATTAAATGTTTTAGCTAATTGTTGTTTTTGATAATCTGAAAATAATTCTTCTATTAAATATTGTGGTGTTTCGTTTACTTTTATGATATCAAACTCAGGAAATCTAGCTAAAAAAGATTCTTTATCTGGAATATTTCCATACTTAACAAAATGATTATAAATATAATTCCATTCTTCTATATAATTAGGAAAAAATTTACTATCAAGATTATTTAAAACTATTAATGATGAATCCTTAGTATCTAAAAAGTAATTTAATAATTGTAATTCTACCATAATTATAAACCTCTCTTATCTTTTCCTTTAATGTTATAAACTTGAGAATAATTTACTATTCTACTATACAATCTATCTCCTAATGCCTGATGCATCTCTTCACTATTTAAATTAGATGTGTATACATTTGATTTATTTTTAGCAATCCTTTGATCTATAATACTTAATAAATGTGAAACTTCAAATTCTGTTCCATTTTTTGATCCAATATCATCCCATATGACAAGAGGACAATCTAAAACATTTTTCATTATATGGTCTACATAAGAACTTCTATCACTTATGTTTGATTTTAATTCAAGTAAAAATCTTGGAACACTAATAAATAATACTATCGGTTTTAAATCTTGATTAAACCAGGTCTTATTTATATAAGCTATAGCGAATCTTAAAGACCAACTAGTTTTACCATTACCCACATTTTGTGAATAAATATATGCATTTTCTCCTTTTGATACAAAATTAACAACGTTTTTTTCTAAATCAGAAAGTTCTTGAAATACTGAGCTATCTGACCCATCATTATCGATTCTTAAAGGAAATTTTAATCTCTTATCGCCAAAAATCAAAGCTTGATCAAAATAATATTCAACCTTATATCTTTTAATGCAGAATCTATCACAATCAATGTGATTGCAACTATTTAAACATGGACAATTAATATTTTCTTTTATCATAATATTTATTATATACTATATTTATTTTAATTTCAACTAAAATATGATATCACTTAGATCTTCTTTTTCTGCTACTTTTTGTTCTGTAACTCTAACTGGATTAACATTTCTTCTTATAGATTTGTCTTTTTCATAGACATTTATGGCCCATTGACAATCTTTATATCCTTGAATGGTTGCTATTTGAACAAGACGTAAAGCTAGATCTAAATCCCCTTTTGTATAATTATTTAAAGTTTCTTGAAACGCTTTGATAGCTGTTTTAGATAAAAATCCTGTAGGTTTTGCAAAAATACCATCAACCCAATCTCTTAAAGCTGTTAATAACTCATAATTAGAACATTCAATTGAATTTTTTAAATTATTAATTAATTGCTGTCTTTGAGATTGTTTTACACCTTTTGGTCGTGTTACCTTCATTTGTTTCTTTACATCTTCAATTAATTTTACATCTTCTTCAGCAAGTAAAGATAAATATAAATTAACATCTAAATAAATAATATCTGGATCATCAGAATGTTTTTTTAATATACCAATTTTGTGTAAATTAGCATCACAGATTAATTGTTCTTCACCAGTAAGATTAAGTAAATTACTTACATATTTTCTATCAACTTTAAAATATTGATCATCAAAAAGTTTATTCTTTTTTGTAGCTTTCTTATAAATCTCAAGTAATTCTGTCAAATATACAGCTGTAGGTAATCCAAAAACTTGAATAGTTTTATAGTTAACTATTATAGAGTTATTTTGATCAAATATATCTAGCAACATAAATACTCCTTAATAATACTATCTTTAGCTAGACTTGATA